CTTTTGCATCAAGTGGAACATCTTCCGGCCGCATTTGTGTAATGACTGGCCATTCGTCCGAGTACCTTTGATTAAATAATTCCCAGTATGCTTGTTTATCTGGATCCAATGCATTGTCTGGTACAATAGCATCAACAGGACATTCAGGTTCACACACTCCGCAATCAATACACTCCATAGGATTTATAACAAGCATGTTTTCGCCTTCGTAAAAACAGTCTACTGGGCATACTTCTACACAATCCATATGCTTACATTTAATGCAATTATCTGTTACTAGATACGTCACTATAACCTCGCTAGTCTAATAAGCGTTGCCGCTAAGTTAATCTCCGGATCAACTACTAGGGTGTGATCCACTAATCCTTGTTTAATTACAAGCACAGCAGTATCTTGTTTTTCTTCATCTCCAAACAATTCTATATTGTCATACAGCCAACGATAGATATCATCCATTTCTTCTGGACGTACTGCGCCACACAAAAGTTTACGTGCCTCTTGGATTTTGCCTGCCTTGAAAAGCTCAACCATGTCAAGTTTCCAGTCGCTTTCGCCTGTGTCACCTTCGTTTGGTTTTAACAAACTGTTATCTTGTACGTTCATCTGTACTGTGTTTATACACTTACGCAAGTCAGGATATGTTGCTTTTACATATGTATCAAGTGTATCCAAGTCTGGAGTTACACCTTCTGTGATTAATATTTCTGCAACTCTTGCTGTAAACTCTGTTTGATCTACTTTAGCAATATGAAAGCCCTGACATCTACTGTGTAGTGCAGGAATAATTTTGTTTGGATAGTTACAAGTAAGTATGAATCTTGCTGTTGTGTGATACTCTTCCATTACACCACGTAGTGCCGCTTGTGCGTTTGGACTCAAGTAGTCAGCTTCATCAAGTAGCACAACCTTAAAGTCACCAAATGGAATCATCTGTACAAAGTTTACAATCTTATCACGTACATCATCTACTGAGTTTGTTCTCGATGCGTTAATCTCTAGTATGTCTAGCGGATTAAGATCAAGCTCATTAAACAACAACTTAGCAAGTGTTGTTTTACCAATACCGGCATTGCCACTAAACAGCAAGTGTGGTATTGTTTGATCTTTAATCCATGTTTTAACTTGGTTACGTTGCGCCTCATCTCTAAACACATAACCGTCTACCGTTTTAGGACGATACTTCTCTACCCATAATTCTTTCATTTGTTACCTACCATTATTAATATTGCTATAAAGAAAAATGCAAACACGAACACTGGTGCCGCATTTGAAATTTGCTTGGTGCTATTAGGCTCAGGCTTTACATAATGCCCGCCCATGTAATCTCTATCCCAGGCATCACGTCTTGTATCTTTTTTATTTTTCAAAAGAAAACTCCTATTAATTTACACTTATTATAGCGTATAAACTAATAGAAGTCAAGTGTTTTTTATTCTCGGTTGCCCATTAAGTGTAATAACATTTGGAATAGGTTTATAAAGTTGAGATACAAGCTCAGAGCAAATCTTATTCCCATGCTACTATCTTGATATTGTAGGTACATTCTTTTAGCATTTTGAGTATCCCATGCTGTCAATCCTGTAAAGATAAGCACACCTATAATACTGATTGCAAATTGCATACCTGTGCTTTGTAAAAATAAGTTTACAACACTAGCAATAATAATTCCAATAAGTCCTACAATAAGAAAGCTACCCATACTTGTAAGGTCTTTCTTAGTTGTATATCCGTATAGGCTCGCACCAGCAAATGTTGCTGAGGTTACAAAGAATACCTGCACAATACTATATGCCGTGTATACAGCAAATATTGTACTTAGACTTACTCCCATGACTGCCGTAAAGATGTAATAAAATTTTGTTAGAGTATCTTTACTCCAGTTTTGTCCTGCAAAACTATAGTATAGTATCATACCTAATGGAGCAAGCATAAACAGCCACATAAGACTGCCCATTGCATATAATGCTCCGGTTGAATATGTTAACCATGCAATAACTCCACTAACACCTAAACCTGCGGCTGTGTGATTATACATGTTAAGCATAAAATTACGTAGCCCTTCGTCGTAGGCTGTACGTGTTTCTGCAATAGTACTCATTTACAGATCTCCTTCTTTTCTGTTTTCTGAATAGTATGGATCAAATTCTCCACCTGGATAACGCTTCTTAAGTTTATTTACATTTTCTGCAATTACATCATTGGGGTCAATTCCCAATGCACTGCAACTGTTCATCCAGTACCACATAATGTCGCCTAGCTCACGCATAGCATGAAACTGTGTATCTTCGTCCATAGGCTTGCCTTGGAACACACACTTTTTAATGATCTCCATAAACTCGCCGCCTTCAGCACAAATGCCAACAGCACCTGTCATAAGTTGCGCCATGTTTACTTTCATTTTACTTTCGGTAGTTTCAATTTCAATTATACGATTATACATCTGCATACTTGATAGTGATTCACCGCTAGTTACTTCTCGGACGAAGTCTTTATATTTGTTTAGATCAATGTTACTCAATTTATTTACTTTCTCTATTGTGCGTTAACAAATGATGACGGATCAATTGTAGCGTGTTCACCGTCGGAATATTCTGCACCTATTTGTACATCATCTGGTTTAGTCTCTGAGTATGCTAAAATACTTTCTGCTTCAACCATCCTTATTGTAATATCGTCAAGTTCAACACCTCTTGTCCAACGACCATGTTCTACTAAAATCCAGTCTCCTACATTATAGTCATCAATGTTTCTTGGACCTTTATCATAGACTTTACCCCATCTCGGATAAATGCCTCTTGTAGTTCCGTCATCTGTTTTGATTATCAGTCCGCCTTTAGTAGTCTGCTCTCCAAAGTGCATGTGTGACACTAATACTCTGTTGTTGATAGCCCTAATAGGACCTTTGACTTTATGCAATTCTATTTCTCCTTTGTAACAAAGTTTCCGTCGTCGTCTTCAACCCATTCGTCTTCTATTACTAATGCATCATTTTCTTCTGCTTCAGCATCTTTTGATTTTGCTACAGCAAGTTCGTCTGGCACACCTGGATTTGAGTTTTGATAATCGGCTAAAACTTGTTCCCTTGTTTTAATAATTTTGCCGCCAGGGCCTAATTCATCGCCTCTAGCATTTACTTTTGCATTACCCACTGCCGGAGTAAGCTCATTTTTTTGACGTAGTAAATCCATATCAATGCTTTTACCCTGCATCGACTTATATGTTTTACGTCCTACTTGTTTCATTGGCATAGTTATACCTCCTTAGTTATATTAGTACTTATCTCAAGAACTCACGCCAATCCAGGTCAAACTGGATTGAATTAATCTTATGCACTCCAATTAAATACAGCACATAACTTGCCACACTTGATCCTCTTCCTACACCCCAAACAATGTCGTTCTCACGCATAAAGTCTACAAGATAAATCATATAGCGTAATAAGTTGATCATATCACGTTCTTTAAAAGCATCTAGTTCTTCCCATACACGATCTTGTACGTGTTGTGGACAGGGTGTTTCTACTTTTTGTAGTACATATTCATATACATTAATGGCTTTGTATGCATCAGGCATAAACCATTCACTTTGGCATACACCGTCAAAGGTCTTTTGGTCTACATCTAATGGGATATATTTCTGTAGTTTATTGTGTCCTTGTAAATCACATACTTCATTAAACTTATCTACATCGTCATTAGCATCACACAATACCACGTGAACTTTATCTGCATGACCTGAATAGATCATATCAATTAAGTCTTTATTTGTAAATCGCGGAATACCGAGAGAGTCTGTTTTCATAAGCATACATGTATTTTAACTGATATTAATCAGATTGTCAAGAGAATTATCGCCATCATCGTCAATATTTTCTACTGGTTTTGACCGTCTAAGTGCTAATTCGTATTTTAGTTCGTCTATTATAACCAACATTTGCGAACGAACGTCTGGATTTTGAGTTTGCCAATATTTTGTTGAAATGCTTGAAAGACGTTCTTGTAAGTCTGCTTCGGATAGTACTGTAAGATCTTCTAGCAGAGGATGACTCATTACGAGCTATACTCACCTGCATAATCAGCAAATACAGATACACCAGCGTTGGTTGTCCAAAAATCTACCATTGCGTAGTTAGTAAGATCACCAACAGTAAAAGATGCTGGAAATCCAGGTCCTTTGTATAATGTTCCACCAACTGCGTTAAAGGTTACAACGTGTGCTATATCATCTGTCTGCATCTGTAGTCTAATTTTACAAAGTTTTCCTGATTCGCCCCATCCTGTAAATGACAAAGTAATATCATCTTTAACAGTTAGTGTCTGATAATTCCCGTCAGTCCAGTTTATATTTTGGCTAGCAGAAACAGGTCCAATATTATTTACTTCTTCAGTGTTAGCAATAAGAATTGCATCAGTAATAATATTACGATTAAAATCATTAGTGCCATTTAACTTTGCAGTATTAGTATCTAGTGTCGTTAGATCTGTTGCTGCATTGGTTAACTGTGTTTTTATAATATTAAAGTTATCTCTAAAACCCTGTGAATCGTTATCCACACCAGCTACAGGATATAGAGCGTCTATACCTTGTATTGCACTTGAACTTGTTGTAGTAGTCATAATTTGTTTCTCCGTTAGTATTTATATCTATTAAAGATTGTATTTGTAATTCGCGAACATTATATATTTTTCTTCACTTACGCCAGTTGTGCTATCTATCACATATCTATCTATATCATAATTGAATTGATTAAATTTTATGTTTGCATTGTTAATAGCATTCTTTACACTTGTGCTTTGTCCTGGCTTACAATATGCTAAAGGGATTGCATTTACAAATCCTAAAGTTGCTATTGCTCCTGGTTGTGACGTTCTCATCCACAAAGGTAAGAAGTTTATTTCTGTTTCACCTACAGTCTTTATTCTTGCTCTCATGTTATCAATACTAGAAATAAATCTTTTAGTATCATTTGTACCGTCAATACTTAACGCATCAGAATCTACTTTTACAGTATTTTCTGGATTAGGTCTAAATCTATACGGGTCAAATTGACCTTGCGTTACTGGACTTGTAATATCTAAACCACTGCGAACACCTACCAAAAAGCCATCACCGCTTGTAATTCTTACTACTGAACTATCACGTAAAGTAACAGTGATACTAGGTGTCAAATCTACTTCAACATTACTAAATCGTCTTGTACCTAAAGTTAATGAGTCTGGCGTAGTAAGATCAATAGTTTCACCTTCGATTGTATATCCGTCTGAAGTGTACAGTTCAGAATCTACCGAGTTTTTATTTTGTGTAGTAATTGTAAAATTATCACGTGTTTTTACTCCTGTACTACTTTCTGCAGGATCAATAACTTCTATATAGACTACTTCATATACTATTGCACTGCTTCCTGAATTTTTTGCTATTGCTGTTTTGACATCACCTAGTTTAAATTTTTTACGCTTGTGGTTCTTTGCCATAGCTGCAACATATTGATTTATTAGTTTTGTTTCTATTCCTGCATATATTAACATTTGCAGATTTTTTTGTAAACCAAAATTTGGATCATTAGGTCTGTAAATTTTATCATTATCAAATATTCTACTATCAGTAATTATTTCTGTAAGTGAACTGCGTTGAGATTGAGGAAGTAACGGCCTTACATTTATATTACTATATAATTTGTCATCCGGATCAGTAACAGATAATTTAAATGTACGTGTAATTTTACTATATCCATAATGGTCTCTAACACTAACAGTAAAAGAAAATTCTCTGTCAATGCTTGATGTGTTACCATCTAATATTAAACTTTGATTGTCAAAAACAGTAAGTCCCGGATTACTTACAGTACCAAAGCTGTTAATTTTACCTATTATATCTCCGCCTGGACCTAAGCGCAACCCTGGCGGTAAAGACCCGCTTTCTAAAATATATAATAAGTTTGCATTAGGTACAGTAGTAGTTGCTGTAATCGATAACGTGCTTATGTAATTAGAATTAATTGATCCTAGTGCAGATGCGGTGTTCCATGTAATAACACTATCTATTTCTCCTAACAAATTTATAGTAAATGTTTTATCTTTAAATGGTTGATCAGTTGTATTTGCCTCTGATCTAGTTGCTCTAACAGTGAATTTATATTCAATAGTAATAGCAGGTTGATACGGCACCTTACCACCTAATTCTCCGGTTTGTAAATCTAATTCTAGTCCTGGTGGCAATACACTTGCACTTCCGTCATTGTTAGTTGCGAGTAGGCTATAGGTTATAATTCCCGTATCTGGATTAGGATCAATTACATCTAAGTATAAAGTAACATAATTGTTTGCTCGTCTAAAACCAAAATTGCTAGGAGTCAACCATATAGGAACTCTCACATTAGAAACATCTGCAGTAAATATTCCGTTGGCCACTTGCATGATAGAGTTGTCTGCTCTAAGAAAGTCATCGCCGACAACATAAATTTTGAATGTTCTGTCTGCAATACTATCGCCGTCTGATACTCTTACAGTAAATTCATAATATCTATTTAATTTTTTAGGTGACTGTGTAGGAGTCGATAAATCATAAATTCCTAGGTCATAGAAGAAACTATCAAACCCGTTGCTTGATCTTTCACCAAAATCAAAAGGAAAACTGCCATAATTATTCTCATCATAAAAACCTGATCCTGCTGGCTTTTCTAAAGCAAGTATAGGTTCTACAACACCTACAAGTCTACCATCATTAGTAAGAGTAATACCAGGAGGTATTTCACCTGCTATTTTTGTATATTCTAAATGGTCACCCGCAGAGATATCTGGATCTACTGCTATTAACTGATAATCTAAAGGAGCACTATCAATTATAAACAATGCTTTGTTTGATCCTACTGGTAAACTACCTTCAGGAGTTGTCCATACAGGATCATCTGCACCAGTCACTATTACATTAAAAGTTCTATCATTTATAACTCCATTTAGAGATGCTCTTACACAAAATTCGTATTTTGTATCTCTAACAACTTCAAACGGTGTACCAATTATTTCGTAACCCGATAAACGCATACCTTTAGGTATGTTACCTGATATAACTGTTACAGTCATTCCAGACGTAGCTAATGGTAGATATCTTCCGTTTACAGGTAGAGATAATCTAACAGTAACACGTTCTTCAATTGTTGCGATTGTTCTATCTGATGGTATTGTCCAAAAGTCGGCCATGTATGCTCCTTATAATGTATTTATCGGAGTTAGGCAAACGTACCCATGTCAATTACTGATGCATTCGGAATAGTAAATGATTCTAGATCGACATCAGTGTTTGCTGCAAAATACTGTGAAAAACTATTTATTACCGGAACAATAGCACCAAAGTCAAAGCCAAGAACAAACTGATCTAAACTACTTACATCTATTCCGTTAACTAAACCAGTTAAAGGCCCAACAAATGATGTTGCTGTAACTGTACCTGCTGCTGATATATTTCTACTGTTTGCATTTAAATTGCCACCTAGTACCGGAGCAGTATCAGCTGCAACTAAATTAGTACCTTCAATATCGATAAACACGTCTTCGGATGTAACCCTAGTAGTTAATCCTGTACCACCCTGTATTCTGATGGTTTGGTTGCCAGTGCCTAGTACAACACTGCCGCTATCACTTACAACAATAAGTTGTTTCATAGCTGCATCGCCGCTTATAGTAATACTATTGCCGCCGCCACTTAAACTTATATTAGATCCTGCTACTATACTTCTAAGTTGTAGAGTGTTGTCACTTTTTTGTGCAAATATTCCTTCGCCTAATCCTAAATTTTCTGCATCACTTCCTTCAGCTACACTTAATTTTGAATCTAAATCCGTAAAATTTGCATTTACTTTATTAAATGCTTCACGAAGATCATCACCAGTACCGTCGTTTGCTATGCTACCTATGTTAATTGATTGTATTGCCATCTATATCTCCGTTATGCATTTATAGTAATATTTTGTGCAGCTATTACTGCCCATCCGCTGTTTGTATATAATAAACTGACACAATTAAAATTGGATGCTAATTCTACAGATGTCCCATTTGCAAATGATGCCGGAGTAATTGTTGCTGCTCCAGGGCCGCCTATTTTAATTATATGTTTAATTTGTCCATAAGTTCCGCTGGCTAAGGTATAAGCATCTGTACCAGTAGTAACAATTTCCGTACTCGTAGTAGTAAGGTTGACCACTCCTGGACCCACAAGTTCTTGCATGCCGCCTTGGACTATTCCATTTATAGTATTATTAACACCATCTACTATTACTGTTGAGTCATCACCAAACACACTACCTGTTATATCACCGTCAAATGTACCTGTGTTTGAAATATCTATCCAAGCACTGTTTTCATATGCTTGGAATTTGCTAACAGTTGTATTATATATAACCATTCCGTTAGCAGGTGTAAGGGCGTTTCGTTCTGTGGTAGTGTATGAACCAAATTGTACAAATCCGCTTACTGTAGCACCTTTGCCTAATTTAAGCATAGTACCATAAGTGCTTGCATATGCACCGTTTCTAGTTAAAAAGTTTATTTCACTATCAATATCATCTGTGCCACCTATTCTATCTGTGACTACGTGCATAGCACCTATTGTAGTATAGTCACTTCCGTCGTGGGCTCTTATTGTGATACTACCCGAAAAGTCACCGCTTTGTACTGCCGTTGGAGCAGCATAGGTTCCGTTTGATCTATTAAATGTAATTTCTTGACCATATGTACCTGTATGGTTATTCCAAACTCGTAAAATAGAAGTACCAAACCCGCCAGTGTTTGTTTCGCTTTTTAATGATAACTGAGGTTCTGGATCAGATGCATTAATTTTTTCTAAATTTATACTGCGTGTAGTTGTTATTTGTGATTCAACGTTACCAACAATTTTTCCGTTGACTGCATCAACAAGTATTGTACTGTCATCTGCAAAAACACTACCCTTTATGTCTCCTGCAAGGCTACCTACAACATCAGCAATTTTATACCATGCTCCTGCATGAGCTCCATACCAAGCACCTTCGCTGTGTACATGGATTATCATACCGTGATATGTTACAGGACTTATACTAGCTAAATCACTATACTGGCTAACCAATGAAGAAAATCTTGCTTGTCCACCGTTGGTATCAATAGGACCAACTAGTTTAGAATTAATACCATCTACCAATAAAGTACTATCATCACCAAACACTGATCCTTTTAGGTCTCCTGTAGGAGCAGATATTTGTGCGTCAACTTCTGCTTTTGTATATGCATTTGTTATGCCATATCCTGAAAGCGTAGTAGGCACACCTGTAAGTTCATTAAATGCAATATTACTATTAGCAAATGTCGCACCTGTCCATTTTAACACTTGGTTAGTGGCTATACTAATTACTGCAACATCAGCTAGTTCCGAAATACTTTGGCTTGTTAAGTCTAAAGCAGCATCTGCTACACTTCCGGGCTCGTATACTCCGCTTGTAGAATTATATATTAATGCTTGTCCATTTGTTGCTTGTGTGCTTGATACGTCTGCTAAGTCTTCGGTTGTTGATACTATAGTAGGACGTCCTGTAAGTGAAGCATATTGTCCGTCAAACAATGAAGGTTTATTACTTAAATCTGTGTAACTATTTGTAACTGCTACAGTTGCTATGGAGTTGCCATTAATAGACACACTTGAACTATCAACTACCAAATTAGCAACAGTCAGTGTTCCACTGGCAGTTATGTTGACAGCATTTACAATACTGTTTGTGCTAAGATTCAAACTATCGTTTAAGGGTAGTTCTTTAATCTTATTATTATCTGTTGTATCTATTACTAGTGGGTATCTAACTGCCATTTTCTTTTCCTATGTGTATATTTAGTGTAAATCAGCCCATCCAGCTGTACTATCATTATTAGCATCTGCAGCATAGCCTTGGAACTTTCCTGTTGTGGTGTTGTAAACCATCATGCCAACTACTGGTGTAAGTGCATCTATAGCAGTTTGTGTCAATTGTTGTGGCCCAATATATAACTCGTCAAAGTTGTCGTTAATCTTATCAAATGCTGTGCGTAACGGATCGCCATCGCCTTTGTTTACACTTGATCCAATGTTTACAGTTTGCTTAGCCATTACACTCTCCCTACTACAACTTCAACAGTGCCTTTGCCTTCATCGGACTTAGCACCTACTGCTTTACCAATTACTTGGCCAACACCTGGTGAGTTGTTAACTATTGCGTATCCTGGTATGGCGCTTGTAACCAACATATCTCCTTTGGCTACTTGTCCTAATACCTTACATGGTACACGACCTTGTAAGCCTATTGCTGTAACATAATTACCTTGTAATGCACTGTTCATTAAGTGTGCTGGATTAGTTGATACTACACCAGCAACTCTTGTATTGCCTTTTGTAGTTGTAACTGTAACTTCTTCGTCTCCACCAAACACTAGCACCGTTCCTTCGTCGTAGTCTGCATCTGCCAAATAGTTCTCTGCCAAGTCAGCGTATTGTGCTGAAGTTGCAGTTCCATCAAACACACTAGCATAGACTGTGTTCCATTTTCTAGCTGTGTGACCTATGTTTCTATTGTTTGCAGTTGCGTCTGGTTCAAAAGTACTATTTACTCTTGCGTTAAATGTTACTGTTTTTGAAGTTGCATTACCTATTGTAACGCTATCACGTAACACTGATGTACCTTCAACTGTCAATGAATCATTTACATAAACACCCTGATTTCCTTTACCTTGAAGTGTCAATAAAGTGTTAGTTCCGCTGTATGCACTAATTGTATCAACATCTAAACTGTCAGTAATATTAACATTACCTGTTCCGTTACCGCTTAAATTAAGATCGCCATCTGTAGTTAAGCTAGTTACATCATTGACATTTAAGCCCGAGTCGTTTATAGTAGCTTCACTAGTACCGTTAGTAACAAACACAATAGTATTTGCAGCACTTTCAGTAAATCCGCCACCTGTACCTAAGCCTATACCTGTACTTGAAGCATCTCGTTCAGTTAGGGCTTCGATAAAGTTACTGTAAAGCCAATCAGTTGATACAAAGCCTTCTCCTGTGTATGAACTAGCTGTATGGAAGTTACTTTCTGTTGTTTGTCCAGTACTACCTACATCTATAATACCCGGGAATTCTGTAACCAAAGATGCACTATCTGTTCCTACTGCATTTAAAATAACAGCCTGACCAGGTGTTTTTAATGTAAGTGTTGTACCAGTGCCGGTTGTTGTTGCGACTTCGTAAGTATCAGCACCGCCTAGTATCAATCCTTGCGCCCTAATATTACCATCTGCTTGTGTTTTTACGATCCTACTATTTTCACCAGTTGTAGTAACTTCAGTAGTACTATATGTATTTGCAGCTGTTCTAATAAGAACTTCATCGCCACTGTTTCCAAAAGCACCTAGTTCACTGTCTCTAACTGCGCCACCTTCTGATAAAACTGTATCAAATGATATTGCACTTACAGCACCATTACCTGCAGCACTTCTACCTAACACTGTATCAGTAGCCACCCATTGTAGTTTTACAGGATCAATACCTGTTGCTATACTTGTACTAGTTTGTAATTCTACAAAACCACTAGTGTGTGTAAATTCAGTATTTTTAAATGTAGCAATACCTAAGTCACTTTGTGCTATGCCTGAAGCATTTGCCCTTGTGCCAGCAGTGTTCATTGCAAGTTTACTTTGTGCAATAGCTGCTGTAGGACTTACATCAGCGTTGATTAAACTATCTGCTTCGTACTGTAAATTATATTCTGTACCTACTGATGTTCTAGTAACAGTTACATTTATATCACTACCAGTTGCTTCACTGGCATGTGTTATTTCAGGAAACGGTCCGCCTACATCTGCTTGTAGTGATGTAGTAAGTCCAACTGCCTGAGCAACACCATTATAAATTGTATCACTATCTGGATCAAAAGTTCCACTACCTATAGTATATACAATTTTTCTAATACTTCCAAACTGTTCATCAGTTAGTGTGCTTATTTCAATTATTGTACCTGTTGCACTAGGAGTTGAAGGATCATTTTGTATTGTGTTTCCAATTGCAAACGTTCCTCCTGTTTCAGGCTCTGTATATATAATTTGCTTGCCACTGAATACTACTAGTTCATTTTGGCCAACAGTTCCTACAGACGTATCACGTAGTTGTTTTACAGTTGCAAATGCGTTTGCATTATCGTCAACATAGTTTTTGTTTGTAGCATCGCTTCCGCTTGCAGGCAATGCAAGGTTTTGAATTTTGTTTGAATTTAAATTTAAGTTGCCTTCCATTGGACTTAGTCCGTTTAATGGAACAAATCCTGTACCAATTCTATTTGAAGCACTTGTAATTTGTGCTCCTGACTTAACATTAAATCCTAGTACTCTGTTGATGTATCCGCCAACTGCTTTTTCTGTAGGTGAAGCCTGTCCTGAATCATCAGCAAAACTATCGTCTGCACTAAATTCATTTATTGTAACACCCTTTTTAAATCCAAGAGCGTTGGCATTGGACAATCCAATTTCACCAGCAAATGTAATATCACCAGTTGCTTGGTCTACACTAAAGAATTTTCCTACACGGAAGAAACCATTTTGATCTGTACTAACAAAGAACACTCGTCCTTTTCGTCTTTCCCAAACTTGTGCAGTAGATGCTGTTTCCGAATCTGTATAGAAATCGGCTAAACTATTTACAGGCTGTCCTAATATAACATTAGGATAGTTAGAATCATTAAATGATCCTGTTCCTATTTGTGTGAAGTCGTGGCCGGTTGCTCTCATCAGCGAAATAGCTACTGTTATTTCACTTGTCGCTCCTGTTGCTAAACCTGCAGTAATAATTCTATCTACGGCTGGTATACCACTATTCAATCCGGAGCCGCCGTAACCGCTATTAATATTTGTTAATGCGACATCAACAAATGTCACATATGCCCAACTAGTTAGATTTATTGTTACAGGCACACTGTTAGCACCTAATGCTCCACTAGTGGTTCCTGTCCATGAATCAGTTGAATTAAAGCTACCAGACACATTTTCTAATTCTATTGTACTACTAGTTACAGATGCATGTACAACACCAGTTGCGCCTGTATTAGCCTGTGTTATAGTCTCACCTGCTGTAACACTTATGCTACCAGTTACTGTAAATTCTGCAACAGGCGTGTAATTTGTTACACCATGTGTTTTTCCGTCCCATAAGAAACGCATACCGCCACTAGCACTATATCCAACATCTCCTGGATAAAGACCTGCTGTTGTGCTACTATCTCTTGTAACACGTTCTGTATCATCAAATGCGTTGTTTGAGCTTGCTACTAATTGTGTTACAGCAAGTTTTGTATCACCTTGTGCTGAACCATACCCACCTGCCAACTTAGTTGTATTTACAGCTAAATCAACAAAATCATATCCTACTTCAAATGTTGTAAGAATTTCATCTGTTGCTAGGTCCTGACTAAAGCTATCTTTGTTACTGAAAGCAATACTTCTATATGTTGTATTATCACTTTCGTCAAAGTTAATAGCTGTACTTGGTCTAGTTACAAGAGCTGAAGGATCACCTACACTATCAAATATATGATTAAAGCTATTTCTGTATTCTATAATTGTATTATTGGCTACGGTTGCTTTTAGTACGCCAAAGAAGTCTAATGCACTAACATCATCTGCTTTAAGATCTAACTTGTATACAAAATTATTATGTACTCCTGCTACTGTTCCAAAAATTGTATCTACATCAATTGTTAAATCATTAGTAGGTGAACTACCTCCTAACAAACTACCACTAATTGTAATAGTATCAGTAGTAGTATATCCACTACCGGGAGTTGCTATAGCTACAACTGCCGCTCCTGAGGCGCCAATTACACCCACACCTGTTATTGTTACATTAACAGTAAGACCTGTACCGCTTCCTGAGTTGTTAGTTGCAATTCCTGCAAATGTTCCTGTGCCTGCTGTAGTACCTGCTAGTGTTCCGTTGTCTAAAGCACTAACACCGGTAACAATTACATCCCCGGCTTCGCCTGATACCCCGTCACTGTCCACATCACTTAGATTTGTAACTGTTGAAATAACATAATTAAGTGTACCTGTTGCTCCGCCATGATCAATTGTAATTATGCTATTAGCACTTGGAGGATTTTTTAAATCAGTTACTGTAATACTAGGATCATCTAGTGCGTTAGTATATGTTCCTGTAGTAAATGCCTTTGCTGGCTGTACCATGTCGTTCTTAAGCGTTACTTGATCAGGTATCTCGTTTGGATCAGCTCCTTCAGCAATTAAGCCAAAGTTTCCATAACCGTTAGAGCAGTTTAGTCCTCTAATTTCAGAACCATTGTTTGCATACATAGCTGTTTGACAGTAGTATGTAAATGTTGAAACTTGTTCTGAGAACGCAGCGTTGTTTGCAATAAGACCGTAACCTAGGTCGTTAATTTGTGTAAAGTCGTTTGCTAACATACTTCTGTTACCAGCTGTTTGTAAGAATATATCCCTCTCTACAGACGAATCATCAAACTGTTCAATGTCATATCCTCTACCATCGTTTGAATTAGCATCTAGGTATAGTGTTGCTGTACCTTGTCCTTGATCGTAATCTGAAATAGCGTTTACCTGATAACGTCTGCCTTCTACATAAAATGGACATGGAAGTTCAGGCGGGCGTAATCTTAACCCTTCTCCTAAATCACTTTGTACTGTAATTTTAAATCTGTTTGCTGTTTCTGGTTGCCCTGTAACTCTTGTTGGTAAGTTACCAACATACGCATCAACATACATACCACCTGCAAACGTTTTCTGGTTTATACTCTTTGAGAAACTAGATGCAGTTTGTATATACGGCGACTTAGTTAGAACCTGTCCTTGCGGATCAAGCACACACATAAATCCGCCATGTCCTTGTACAGTTACGTTACGAATAATTGTAGCATCACTCATTAAGAACACATCCATAGCGTCATTACGTTTAGGTGGATTGTATTGCGGATCAAATACAAATGTAATTTTATCAATCAACTGCCCAACCACTGCCGCTGTGCCCGACTCACCTGCACCTAAGGATATATCCACAGGTTCAGCTGCAACAACTGCTGCCGCACCTGCTGTATATTCTCCGAATGTAATTGCGTTAGTTGCTGCACTTACAAAGGTGTGTGCCGATGTTTCAGATGACGTTCCTACATTTACAGTAATTGTATTGGATGTTTTAGCTGTAATTTCTAGTTTAGTTTGGAATGCCGGATCTGTTGATCTAGGAAAAGTAACTGGTGTTACGTTTCCGTCAGATGCACAGGTAAACGTAAATCCGTTTAGTTCAATTTCAATGTATTGTCCTACTGTTAAACTGTGTGAGCCAATTGTTGCGACTAATACACCTGTAACAGGATTATATGTTGCGTTAGTAGGTGTAAATTGTGCATCTACTACAGTGTAATTTGGAGCAACGCCTGTTAACAATGCATTTGAGAGTGTACTAATGTTATCAATTGCTGCTTCAGTAGCAATTTCTTGTGTACTATCACCTAATTGTGTTAGATAATCTCCGTTAGTTAGTAACGAATGATACGAACCTTGTACTTCCAAAGTCATAACTTCGCCGCCATCACGAAGGTCTTTAATTAGTGCATCTACAATAAGTTTTGTATCTCGTCTACATTTTGCTTCAGAATATGTTAATGAAGGGAATCTATCACTGATGTATCTAATTGTTTCTTCAACAATGTAATCTTTGTTTTCTAGAATAATATTACTAGCAGTTGTATAACTTCCTACGTTAGTAACTGTTGGTCCTAAATTTAATGCTTTTCCGCCTTCTGATAGATAATGATAGCCAAATTTACCTTGTGATACTCCATCTTGATTAAAGAATTCTGTACCGCCGTTGTTGATTGTTAATCCATCAAATGTATTATCCCTATAAAAATATAAGTTTGCCCATTTACTTTGAGATACTCTTGGAATCCTACTATCTGTTTCTGTTTTTGGTTTGATAATTACACGTCTAAATTCATCACCTTTAAGTGATACATTGTTCGACAATCTAATTGGATAGTCTTCCTCGTATATACCTGTTTCGACCATAATAGTAACTTGTTTTTTAGCAACAAAGTTACCATACTCTAGTGGCTCTTCTGGTTCAAAATCTTTTGCACCTAATAAATGTACTTGGAATACAGTCGGACCGGGTTCGTTTGAACCTGTTTGCGGGTCATTCGCAGATTCTGCGCCTACATCGTTAGTAAAGCTAACAATCTGACCAATTGCTTCTGAACGTTTTCCTCTTATCACTTTACCAGGTAATGCATCAGTATTGTTAGGATTTGTTTGATCTGTATAAGAAGCAGCGCCATTTGTTACAACAATTTTATATGTGCTTCCATATACTATATCACCACCTGCATCTAAACCGCTTTGTATAATAGTGTTAACAAGATTAAACTTATCTTGGATTGCTGTCACAGCGTTTGCATCTGCATCAAAAGAATTATCAATTACTGATGGTACACTGTCTACACCTAATGAACCACTAGTTGATCCTGTGAATTCATTTCCTGTGTTAAAAGTTCCGGTAGTTTGTTGTAATCTTATAGTCGATCCGGTAGTTACACTTGCTACAACTACGCCAGTTGCACCACTACCTGCTTGTGTAAGTGTTTCTCCTTGCACCACAGTTATATTTCCAGCAGTAGTAATTGTAAAAATATTTCCTAGGTCTAAGTATTGGTCTTCTTCAATTTGATAGACTTGCCCTAGTATACCAGCTGTAAATCCTGTAAATGTTGATGTGTTATATGGCGTAATTAAATTAACATCGTTATATAATTCAAAACTTTGCGATCCAGTAACCTTTACATATTTTTTAGTATTGTTTGTAATTTCTACCATACCTTGTATGTCACGGAATACAACAATATTTTTATCAACTAAACCGTGTGCAGTGCTTGTAGTTACTGTCGAAATAGCACCTACTGTAATACCCGTTATAGTTTTTTGGTTGAATAAGTCATTTGTTAAAAGTGCTGTTGCTATATTTCTTGCGGCAACAATACCTGCTACAGTTTGTGATAACTGTGTAGTAATTGCAAGCCTAGCACTGACACCAGAATAGTAACTTTCAGCAGCTTGTCTTGTGAGATAGTTTGCTGTTAGTCCTCTGTTAACATCTAAAGCAATAGCATCAATGATCAATCCTGTGTCTCTAGCACATTTTGCAGAGTTGTAAGCAAAGTTAGGGAAAGTAGTATTAATATATCCAACTACCTCAGCCGCTATGTAATCTCTGTTATTATCTAATAGTTTACGTGCTTGTTCAAAAACAGGAACATCGACGTCTGCATTTATCACAACAGCATCTTTACTAAAGGTACTGTGTGTTAGTGTCTGCATATAATTGCCAGGCTCTTTAGAAGCACTTCTAATTAATTCTTCTGCTCTTTTCGCTGCAGCATTAATTGTTTTGAATGCATATGTTAATGATGTACCTTCTTTACCAGCCGGCACACCTTCCATTAAGTCGTTGCCCTTTGTACTAACAAATAGTGCTTCTGGTGAGCTATATGCTGTGTTATCAACATAATATTTAGATGCAGCTTGCAAATCTTCTACTCCATTAGGAGCACCTTCACCGGCTAATTCACCAGGATGATCATTCAGGTACAACGCACCTGTCATTGTGTCACCTTGTCTACGTACTGTAGAAGTTCTTGGCATGCCTGTATCAGATAAGAAGTTACCAGATAGAGTATTGTCTAAAGCAGCATCTACAATAGTATGCGTATCATCAGCCGCAATAACTCCTGATGGACTTATTTTGAAAGAATCAGCATCTGACTGGACATCAGTAGTTGCATATGCTTTATTTGATTCTGAATACAAATAAAGCCTTGTGGGAGATACTACTCTAAGATAATAAGTTGTTCCTGAAACTAAATTATTAGGGTCAGTATCTTCAGCATTAAAAGTTACAGCAGTTCCATTAGCACCACTTTCTAATCCGTGTCCACCGGATGTTAGAGCCTGTGATACATTGTAATGAGATACAATCTCTATGCTATCGTCGACATACTGTGCAATATTCCAAGTGTATTGTAATTTTCCAGATGGTTCATCTGCTACACGTAATGGCAACCCTGATGTAATATATCGTTGGTCTGCATAACCTTTTGTAATAACTAAGTCATCTACAGTCAACCCTGATAAGTTATCGTGGGTGGTGTTTAATCTTTCTGCTTCTATACTACTAATACCTACGTTAGCAATACCAAAGCCTCCTGCATCTAATGGACCTCCTAGTGTAGGACTTAGGTCATCGCTCATCTTTGTAAACGAACTTGATATAATTAACTTTCCTGCAGTATCATAACTAAATGTAATAGTGTCTGTGGCTCCACCACCTAAAGCACTATTTGATGCAAGTGTTACTAGTTGTACAAGTGTACCAGCATCATTTATTAATGGAATAGTGTTAGGTGTTAATTCGTCTGGTGTATCACTTAATGTGGTAAAAGTAATCTGTCCACCAACACCAAATACTGCGTATAGTTCAGTAAAGTTCTCATTGGATTTACGAAACGATTCTCTAATACTATCGCCAGTACCGTCATTTCCCTCTACGCCAATGTTAATATCTTGTTTTGCCATTTATTGCTCCATCTCAACTGGTATTTGTAATTTGTCCATATCAAAGTTTACACTCACTCCACAACCGCAACTACTTTGTGCGTTTGGATTTGTAATATCAAACATTGAACCTATAATATCTTTTTTGTAATCTACAACAGTTCCTATCATAAACATAATGCTATGTGAACCTATAATAAAACTGAAGCCTTCGTCTGTTGATATAATTTCGTCACCATTTTCTATTTCACGTGCATCACTTATAGTGCCCCAGTCATATTCAAAGCCAGCACATCCGCCGCCCTTCATATTTAATGTCACTGCAATAGCATTATTTTCTCTACATATTGTATCAATCTGCGTTTTTGCGGCATCAGTAAGTGTACAAACAGTCATTTTGGCTCCTTTATCAATGTATTTATCGTTGCTTTTTATAATCTTAATGTAAATATAGTTATGTATATAAAAGAATTTTCCATAGCAAAGCGGCACACTAGACTTAGTAAATGCGGAGTGAAACATGAATATACCCGTAATAGAACTATGTTAGTATTACGCTGTGATAATTGTAGTACAGAATTTGAAAGACCAAGAGGTAGTATGGATCCTAACAGAATCAATAATAATTATTTTCATGTGTGTGGTAGTTGTGATTCTAAAAAATTTGCACAAAAGATGGGGGTCACAAGAAAGCAAATCTGGGACTTACCAGCTAGTAGCGGTTTAGATATAAGTAAACTTTAGTCTTTTTTCCAAATAGTCCATGCACCATATGCTATGGCTGCGTAAGCTGCTAATTTAGCAAATGGTCCTGCAATCAATACAATTAGTCCTAGTCCTATTAAAACAGCACCATCTATTGATGTGCGTTCTTCAATTCTTGCTTTGATCCAATTTTTCATTTTAACTCCTAATATTTCCAGCCGTCTTTTTTAATATTATCTTTAGCTTTAATAGATTTTTCAGGCGTCGGAAATTTAAATTCCTTTACGACAGGGACATATGTCACAGGCCCTGTATCAATACGGATCCCTTTAATTTTATCCAAGGACAAGTTCTTTTTTATGCCTTTTGTTTTCATGTTTGTCTCCTATATAGTATTTATACAAATCTATACTAGCAAGGTTCTTACACTTGCTCTCGCACATAATATCGGCATGTTGTAAAAAGCTCAATGCCCAGTCATTAACAGCATTGTTAGGATAATAGTCACTATGGGCTCTAAGTTTTGCTTTCTTGTAGCCTGACTCTAGTAATACTGCCATATCGGGCATACCTGTATGATTGTAACCGCCTGGTAGATGTTCATTGCGGCTGTATGAATAATGTATTGTAGGGCGTACACCACGCCACGAATCTATTACGCGAGCAAATCTATCGTCGGTGGGACGTATATATTCACCTTCGCGGCACCAGTGATGGTGTATGTCCAATACCAATGCGCAGGTGTCGACAAGTTCGAGGCTTGCTTCGATGCCCCATTTGTTCTCGTCGTTCTCGATCGTAATCGTGTTTCTCGCTTCTGGAGAAAGTCTGTTGTTGACTGCGTGTTTGATACCGGCTGGACCTTGCCTACCGGATATATGGACGTTGCATTTAAAGTCTTGGAAGGTACGCCC